AAGAGGTATGCTTTAGCAAACAAGGAGCGCATCAACCAAAGGGCCAGAGAATACCAAAAGAAGAATCCTCATGTATTCCGAGCTTCTGGCTCCTTCCGCCGCGCCCGTCTCCGCAACGCCACCCCTCCCTGGATCACCTCTCAGATGCGCGAGGACATCAAATCCCTCCATGCACAAGCCGAACTTCTAGAACTTGAAACTGGTATACAATTCGATGTAGATCATATTGTTCAGCTTGACGGGAGAACTGTCTGTGGTCTCCATGTTCCTTGGAACCTCAGGCTCCTGAAACACTCGGACAATATATCCAGACCCAAGCACTTCGTCGATCATCATCTCGGCAGGTGCGAGGATACAATCAACTACACCCTCGTTCAGACTGCACAGCAGACGTTCTGGGAGACGGAACGAGGATTCCCCCAGAAGGAGAATCTCAATGGCTAACACTTCCTTTAGCGGTCCCGTACGGAGCCAGAACGGTTTCCAGGGCTACAGCAGCGATGCTTCCGCGAATGTTTCTTTGACCCTCAGCGCCCAGGGTACTGGTGTTGTACTGAACACCTCCAGTGTCCCGTTCTTTGAGGCGAACCCGGCCGCGGTGACCACGGCTGGCGTTGTGACCTACACCCCGGCGCAACTCAAGACCGGGTTCATCCTCCGCGATCCGAACGGCGCTGGCCGTAGCGATGTCTTCCCGACTGCCGCCGATCTCCTTGCCGCTGTTCCTGGCGCTGTCGTTGGCACCTCGTTTATCGTCACGATCCGCAACACGGCTGACGCTGCCGAGACGATCACGATGACGACGAACACGGGCCTGACCTTGAGCGGCACGATGACGATTGCCCAGAACGCGCAGAAGGACTTCCTCTTGAACTTCACGGATGTCACTACCGCCGCTGTGACGATCTACAGCATGGGAAGCGTGACGTTCTAGTATAGAGAAGGAGGGGCGCTATGGGTAAGCCCGTTCGCATTGCTGTGACTGGGGTTGCTACTAGCGCCCCAGTTCCTTTGAGTACATTGACGGACTCTCCGTTCAATGTGACGCTCGGTGTTTATGGTGGTGCCGGGTGTACCTACACGATTCAGTTCACACTGGACGATGTCTTTGCTTCAGGGTACAGTGCTGGATCCGGCACTTGGATTGACCACCCTGATGCCACCACTCAGACCGGGAACACGGTCGTCATGCTTGTCTCTCCCGTCACGGCAGTCAGGTTGAACCAGACTATCGGCGCGGCGGCAAGTACGTTCTTTGTCTGTCAGTCCGGGAACATGGAGTAGCCAATGGGAAACATTACGATTCAAGGTGATCTGACCGGGGATGTTCCTGGCGGCGAAGTCGGCGGCGCGTCCAACCTGACAACTGTCGGCGCTATCCCCTACGTCTCGGCGGCGGGGACGCTGAATCAAGACCCTACGGCGCTGTTCTGGGATGCAGCGAACAATCGGTTGGGGGTGGGGACGAATGCGCCGAGTGCGACTTTAGAGGTATCTGGTTCTGCACCTGGATTTACCGTCACGCGCACATCTATCTCAGCCTTTACTTTGGATAACTCTGGTTCATCCTGGCGACTTGCATCCACTGGAAATCAAGCACTTGCATTTTTTGCCAACTCGGCAGAACGTGGGCGATTTGCGTCAACCACCGGCAACCTCCTCATCGGCACCACTACCGACTCCAACTACAAGCTCGACGTAGCTGCTTCGGGCAGCGCCGGAACGGCGCGGTTCTACGGCGGGTCGGGGGTGTCGGATACGACGAAGGTAGTCGTGCGGGCGGGGGCAGCAAACGTAACAGGCGATAAGGTCATAGATATCCAAGATGCGAGCGGAACTAGCAAATCATTCTTCCGTAGCGATGGATTGATCGCCGGTATCCTGTCTACAGTAGACATTGCAACCGCAGCTCTATCTACGCAGACGGCGGGGTATACGTCGGGACTCAATCTAGCATCTACTGGCCTTGCTGCATGGTCGAGTACGAGCAATTGGTTTGATACCAAAGACGTCTCCATCTCCCGCGCCTCCGCTGGCGTCCTTCAGGTAGGGAATGGCGGGGCGAATGCGAATGGGTATCTGTCGGCGGCAAGGATCGGGGTGGGTACGGCGAGTCCGACCAAGCGCGTGTCGGTGTCCACCACCGGAACCGATGGTTTCAATATCCTGTGGACCACTGGGGCGCAGGAAGTCTTCGCGCTTACGGCAAATACGAGTACAGGCGAAATCCGACACTTTGCGGATACCAATTACTTTCCAGCTTTTTGGGCCAATAATTTAGAGCGTGCTCGTATTGCGACCAGCGGGAATTTTCTCATCGGCACCACCACCGACCTAGGCTACGGCCTCCACGCCGCGAACAAGGGGACGAATGGGAACCTGCTGGTGTTTGATCCGACCGCCGCTACTGGCTCCACCAAGCTCGTCGTTCGTGCGGGCGCTGGGCAGTCGGGAAACCTCCAAGAGTGGCAGAACTCGGCTGGGACGGTGGTGGCGAGTGTTGCCCACGATGGCATAGATTCACAGGGGACATTCCTCGGGAACGGCGCATACCTGGCCTTAAAGTCTGCACTCGCATCTCCTTACGCATCTCTAGTATTTTTCAAAAACAGCAGTACCCAGACATGGCGGGTAGGAAATTCGGGATCAGACACTTTTCAGTTTTTGGTTGGAGCTGCGGAGAACAGCGTGGCAAGCCTCACCTCGGCTGGCACATTTACTGTCTACAACCAGACCCCCACCACCGGCGTAACCAAAGCCGTTATCCGCGCCGGGGCAGGGCAGGGTGCGACAAACCTGACGGAGTGGCAGAATGCGGCGGGAACGGCGTTGGCGTATGTCAGTAGCATCGGCACTTTTTATTCCGCACAGCGATTTCATACTACTGGGGATGTGCTCCTAAATAATGCAGGTGGTGTAGTAATGGATACTGGGGGAGATGGAGTGTTGCGCCTTCGTGATAACAGCGGAACGAACTTTTCTCGCATTCAACTCGGCGGTACTACTTCTTCTTTCCCTTCCTTGAAGCGCTCTTCCGCGATCCTGCAAGCCCGCCTCGCGGACGACAGCGCAAACACGCAGATGCAAGCCTCCCGCTTTATCAGCGACCAAACCACCCCCGCCGCCTCCACCGACGCCGGAACCGCCGGGGCGATCTGGGCGGACGCAAACTACATCTATGTGCAAACGGCGGCTGGCACGATTAAGCGTGTCGCGCTAACCACTTTCTAAAGGAAACTAATATGGCAAACCCTCTCGCGACGAAAGTCACCCCCTCTCTCACCTTCTATATGGACGACGGCACGACCGTTGTCCGTGAACTGAAGACGGTTCCACAGGATGGCGTGGACAGCCTCTACAACTGGCTGATTACCCAGACCAAGCCGAACCCGCTTGATCCTACCGGCCCGCCGTGGAACAAGTATCAGAACAGCCCGACCGACACCCCGACCGACATCGCGGTGAACTTCGCGAACGATCTGATCTTGCTCCAGGTCAAGCAGATTGTGTCCTACGCTCCCCCCGCCTCTGTTGTTGCGGCGCAGGAGAATGTCGTCAAGGCACAGGCTGAGTACCAGATCGCTCTCGACAAGGCCTCCGGTCTGATCGAAGCCCCTGCTGCTCCCCCGAAGTAGCGCACCTGATGTAACATAGGTGTATGGAAAACACCAAACCTACGGACATCACCGTAGAGCAAAAGCTGAAGATTCGTGACTTGCAGTACAAGCTGGCCGCTATTGCCAACCAGAAGCACGCCCTGAAGACGGAGTTTGACTCCCTTGTCGAGAAAGAAAAGACTCTCGTCGAGGATCTCCAGAAAGAGAACAACTCCCTTCAGGGCTGGTCTCAAGGGTGCGGCTGGTCTCTCGATAACGATACCCTGGAATGGGTGCAGGTTAAGCCCAACTAGGAGAGGTGCAACGTGAAGCCACTGGAAACAATTGGAGCCATACCTGTCGTATGTTCTCCTCATGTGTACACGGAGTACAGTGGCTTCCGATACGACTTCACTACTTCAACTCTTGTAGTGCCGTCGATATCAGCCGGGTCTGTGTCCTTCTCTGCGATACAGCTTAACGGCGCTACGTCTGGATCAACTACTCTCCAGGCGCAGGCAATTGCTTCCGGCACTATTACAGTGCCTTCCGCTACGGATACTCTCGTCGGCAAGGCTACGACAGACACCCTCACGAACAAGACGTTCGATACCGCCGGGTCTGGAAATGTTCTCAGGATCAACGGCACTCAGGTCAGCGCCGTAACAGGTTCTGGGTCTGTTGTCCTGGCAACTTCTCCAACACTTGTCACGCCCAATATCGGGGTAGCTACGGCCACCTCTCTGACCGTAGGTGTTGTTGGCGGGCAGGCGACGATGGCGTCCTGGTTTACCGGGAACACCGCGCACTGGATCAACCTTCCTACGACCGGACCCTCTGGCATCGGATCTGGTGGCGCTGGCGTTAACCCGTGGGTTTCCTATGCTGCCGCTTCGGGCCAGTGGTTCTCTGATGCTTCCGCAGGAGACATTTGCTACAGGAACACTGGTGGCAAGCTGTTGTTCGGCATTTCTACTGGCGCTTACAATATGGCGCTATTGGCAAGCGGCAACCTTCATGCTGTTGGGAGTGTTGGCATAGGCACGGCTAGTCCTGGAACAAAGCTAGAAGTATTCGGGTCGATAACCGCTAGGGTGGCGGCAACGCAGGACGCTGTTGTTTTGGCGGGTAGGGCAGGTGGGACCGGATCTTTTGGGGTCACCCTCACTCCGACTACCTTGACCGCAAGCCGAACGGTCACCCTGGCCGACGGAAATACCACCCTTCAGGCTGGGACGATGGCGATTACGGGCGGGACTTTGGCTCAGTTCGCTGCCACCACCTCCGCCCAACTGGCAGGCGTAATCTCTGACGAGACCGGGTCAGGGTCTCTTGTATTCGGCACTAGCCCTACGATTGCCACCCCTACTATAACGACAAGCGCCGTAATCCCTATAGTGAATGGAGGTACGACAGCGTCCTCCACACTCATCCTTCAATCTACTTCTGGCGCTGGGACATCTGATGCCATCATCTTCAGGACGGCTTCGCAGTCTGAGAAGGTGAGGATCGATACAAGCGGGAACACATTTGTCGGCACTGCTTCCTCTACTATCGGCAAGTTTGTAGTCTCAGGGGCGCAGGGCTTTGCCAACCAGGGGTCCAACATCGCGTGCGCCATGCGGGTTCAGACGGGGTCGAACAATGCGATCCTGCTTGACACTATTGGCGTAACGAACGCTTCCGGTTACAGGCGAGGGATCTACTGGGGGTACGGGGGTGATGACTTTGGCCTCTACAGATTCACCAACGACGGCACCACCGGGTTTGTCACCGACTTCTACCTGTCAACATCTGGACGCTTGGCTCTTGGAACCAGCACGGTTGCTACTTCAGCGGCGCTTCAGATCGATTCCACTACTGGCGCTCTGATCGTACCAAGGATGACCACTGCACAGCGTGATGCTTTAACCGCAGTCAACGGCATGATCATCTACAACACTACCACCAACACCATGCAGGGCCGGATCAACGGTGCCTGGGCGAACATGTAGTCTAGGTCAACGATGCGCCGATTGGAAGTCATCCTCTATATCAGCGCCAAAGAGAATATCATGTCCTTAGAGACGGGAAGAATCTGAATGCAGAAGTTCAAGCGTACATCCGGCGGCGGCATTGAATATCGTGGGCATACGTTCCCTGGATTCAACAAGCCTATCAAGTCGTCCAATCCTGCCAAGAAGAAGATGGTGCTGGCGAAAGAAGGCGATCAGGTAAAGCTGGTTCACTTCGGTGACGCTTCTATGGGCCACAACTACAGTGCCGCTGCCAGGAAGAGCTACATGGCTCGTAGCGCCGGTATCAAAGGCAAGGACTCCAAGCTCTCCGCGAACTACTGGTCTCGCAAGGTATTGTGGGCTGGGCCTTCAGGTAGCAAGAAGGCACCCCCGGCCTCCCAGAAGGTGAAGAAGTATGATTAGCGACTTGACGTGCAAGAAGCTGACGGCAGCAGGACTGGTATTTGACGGTCCAGGTAGGGTTGTAACGATATTCGCCCATACCGCACTGGCTGGCTCATTTCAGTTAAGAGATGGTGGTGCTGCTGGAGATATCTTGATAGACATATCGCTTCCAAACAACTCAACGACAGCCATCCCTCTTGGTGGTAACGGAGTTCGTTTTGATACGAACATCTATCTATCGGCTACAAATATTGACGCAATCACTGTCTGCTGGGGGTAATCATGAAGGGCCAAATGAAGATGTCGGCGCAGCAGCAAGGCAAGGTTGGCAAGGTCATGCACGAGTTCAAGGCCGGGAAGCTCAAGTCTTCCTCCGGTCAGAAGGTCACGAACCCGAAGCAGGGCATTGCTATCGCACTGTCGGAAGCTCGGAGGGTTAAGAAATGATCGGTCGATTCAGCATGGGGAAGCAGGTCGGCACCCCTTCTATGAAGAGGAAGCCTGCCAAGTCTGCTAAAGCCCAGTTCGGAGAGGGCGCGTACTCTAAGCCTACTGTCGCTCGGAAGTTCTCCAAGCTCCAAGCGCCGAAGGTAAAGAAGGGCTTCTAGTGGGATACACCAAGCCTCAGCTTTTTTCGGCTATTGGGTCTTTGTATGGGGACAGGCCAGCCCTTATGGAGGTATGCGATGTGCCAAACATCTTCGCTATTTTTCGATAGCTGTATCCAGCCTCAACAAGGGATTGGTACTCACTTCTTCTTGCCTCGTGAATCCTTCGCTTTGCGTTTGCTATTTTCTGAGAAATCCATCCGTGCCTCTCTCCGCCGAATATTGAGTTATCTCTCGGGCTCACCCATCGAAGATTGCTTGCGGAGTTGTTCGTCCGGATTCCGTCAATGTGATCGACTTGCGCTAGGTTCTCTGGATTTGGCACGAAAGCTTGAGCAACCAGTCTATGAATGTATTTCGAGCTCTGTCTGCCGAGGGATGCTCTCAGGTATCCAGTTGTATGGATTACTGGTTTCAGTATTTTTTGCTTTTCAATTCTCATCCTTTTCCTTAAGTTCTTTTGAGGGATGTCTGCCCAGTTTGACCGCAATCTCCCAAGGCTGCTTATCGAATACCTTCCATCGGTTCCTTGAATCTCGGCCCAGATCTCTTCCGTTTCGTGTTCCATTGAGTGGATTATTGCATTGGCGCACCAATACGGTCAATCGAAATTTTGATACCTTCAAGAGGTTCAGGTAATGTCTACTTCAGGCACGGCAACTTGGAACATCAACATCCTCGACATTATCGAGGAAGCGTACGAGCGGGTTGGAATTGAGGTCAAGGGTGGCTACGAGATCAGGACCGCCCGCAGAAGCCTGAACCTTCTGTCGATGGAGTGGGCGAACCGTGGGCTGAACCTGTGGTGCGTGGAGCAGGGGACTCTTGCTCTTACTGCTGGCACTGCTACCTACAACCTGCCTGACGACACAATTGACATCCTTGAAGGTGTGATCAGGACATACCCCGGTCAGACGAATCAGCAGACCGACATCGCCATCACCCGGATATCGTTCGTCACCTACAACACCCTGCCCAACAAGTTGCTTCGTGGCACTCCCATCCAGTTCTACGTTGCACGGGATACGACCACGCCTCAGATCACGTTCTGGCAGGTTCCTGACGATACGATCTCCAGGCAGTTCGTGTACTACCGCCTCCGCAGGCAGCAGGATGTGGGGACCAACGCCAACAACAATATGGATGTGCCGTTCAGGTTTGTTCCGGCGCTGATTGCGGGCTTGGCCTACCAGCTTGCTTGCAAGAGGCCGGAAGCATTCGCCAGGATCCCTGAACTGAAGGCGCTGTACGAAGAGGAATTCCAACGGGCTGCGGACGAAGATCGTCAGCGGTCTGCGGTCATGCTTGTGCCTGGAGGGTATGGCTGGTAATGTACGCTTCCGGTAAGCACGCAATCGCGATGTGCGACATCTGCGCTAGGCAGGTGAAGTACACGAATCTCAAGAAGTACATCTACAACCAGAGATGGAATGGTCTTCTTGTATGCGAAGAGTGCTTCGATATAGACAATCCTCAGCTTCAGATCGGCAGGTACGTCAGAGGCGAGGCTATTGCGCTGGAGAATCCAAGAACTGCTTCGCAGCAGAATCCGCCGACACGAGAGTATTTTGGCTGGAACCCTGTGCTGCCGAACAAGATCTACGTTACTCTAGGGCGGGTTACAATTACGGTCAGCTAGGGAGAAGGCATGCCAAAGTTCAAGAAAGAAAAGAAAGTCGTAAGGGCGCAGGCGGGGGCCTTCACTGGTAGTTCCCCTATGAAATTCCCTGACCAGGAAGTTCAGTCCCCCGAGAGGCAAGTGGCTGGCGCCCTTGGCAGGGGAATCACTGGAGCCAGTAGGTTTCTTATTGGGCTAATGGGTGGTGATCCAGATCTTCCTCAAAGGATTGAACAGGAAAAGCTGAACAAGCAACTTGAATCCACAGGAAGAAGGTCCTTGGATCTGACTAAAGGAATGACTGCCAGCATGCCGAAGCCAACTCCTCCGGCTTCTCGTCGTGGTGTATCTGGCAAGGCCTCTCCCAAGCCTGATGCTGTTGGCAATCTCTATATGGATGAATTCAAGAGCAGGTTCCCGGAGCCATCTCCTCAGCCTCAAGCCAATGTGGCTAGCCCCACGGCTGCTCCGCCTGCTCAAATGATCTTCATGCCTAAGCAGATTGACTTGTCTGACATCTTTGGTAGGCGCAAGTATTCTGAATCTGCCACCGCTTCTACTGGCACTCCTGCTGATATGGCGAAAGCCGCAGGCGAGATCCCCAAGACCAAGGCTGGCCTCAAGAAGTTCATGCAGGAGTACGGCAAGTTCATTGCTCTCGGCGCTATGGCTGGTCAAGGTGGCAAGGGCGGTCAGATCGCTGCCCCGATTATGGCGGCGCTGCCTGGGCTGATCGAGATAATGAAGAGCAAGAAGAAGTCTTCCGGGGGTGAACCTCCGAAGAAAAGCGAAGGCGGCGCTATCCGCAAATTCAAAGGAGGTTCCATGAAAGGGAACTCGAAGAACTCGATGGACAGCATGCTCACCCCCAAGTACGCGAAGGGTGGCAAGACGGACAAGATGGGCAAGGCTGCTGGTGAAATGCCGCAGCACAAGAAGATGGCGATGGGCAAGCCCACCCCGCAAAGCACTGGTCAGAAGTTCGCTAAGGGCGGCGCTGCGAAGTACGCTGGCGGCGGCATGTGCAAAGGCTACGGCATCTCGAAGAAGATCCGCCCGACCGGCCCGATGAACTAACCCTGGCGCTATCCTAGGAGAAGGCCAGAAATGACATACGCTGAACTCAAAGAGCAGATCAAGGATTACGTCCAGTCCGAGGAAGCCACGTTCCTCGCGAACCTGGATGTCATTATCCAGCTTGCAGAGCAGCGTATCAACAGGGATGTGAAGTCTCCAGACTCTCGAAGCACTTCTACTGGAACTGCGACTACTCAGACGATCACCACGCCTAGCGACTTTGTGATGCCACTGAGTTTGTTTGTGAGTATCGGTGGAATTGAGACTGGACTTCTACTCAAGGAGCCTTCGTATTTGACGGAGGCCTTTGGCGTAACCGCTTCGTCTGCTGGGTCCAGCGGATCTCCGGCGTACTACGCTATCCTGTCGGCTGGGGGTGGCTCTACGACAATTCTCATAGCGCCATCCCCTAGTTCATCTTTGGGGTACACCTTGTACTACTACAAGACCGCTGACACGATTGTGGGCGCTGATAGCAACACAACTTGGGTCAGCAACTACTTCCCGCAGACTCTCCTGTACGGCTGTCTTGTAGAGGCGTACACGTTCCTGAAGGGCGATCCCCAGATGCAGCAGCAGTACGAGAAGCTGTATCAGCTTGGTCTGATGGAACTCAAGAATGTCGCTGAGGACGAACAGCGGATGGACAACTACCGGAACCCCGATAGCAAAAGGAACATTGGCTAAACATGGCATTCACTGGTAGCTATGTAACGAACTCATTCAAAGAGCAGCTTCTGCTTGCTGTTCACGACTTCTCAACGGATGTCATCAAGATTGCCTTGTACTCAAGCGCCGCTACGATTGACAGTTCGACGACTGTCTACAGCACGACGAACGAGATTACCGGCACTGGATACACTGCTGGCGGAAAGACTCTGACCTGCACTGTCACGCTGACGGGCAACTACGCCATCCTCGACTTTGCCGATGTGAACTGGACTAGCGCCACATTCACCTGCCGGGGCGCTCTCGTCTACAACTCCTCGAAATCCAACAAGTCCATCTTCGTGCTGGACTTCGGCACTGACAAGACGGTATCCAGCGGCACGTTCTCTATCCAGTTCCCTGTTGCTGATGTGAACAACGCAATCGCTGTGATTAGCTCGGTGACAAACTGATGCCTCCCACATACACCTCAAACAACAAGATCAAGAAGATCGCCACGGGTGACGAGACGGGTACTTGGGGAACGAGTACCAACACGAACTTCGACCTGTACGACACTGCTATCGACGGCGTTGTCTCGATCTCTCTGTCTGGGACAAGTACTACCCTCACCATCTCCCCCGGCGCTGCTGCTAGCCCTGACGGCAGAAACAAGATTCTGATCCTGGGCGGATCTCCTAGCGGCACGCATACGATTACCATTGATCCGCCGGAAGTCGAGAAGCACTACTTCATCCAGAACAACACGAACCAGAGCGTCATCATCACACAGGGTAGTGGCGGGAGCGTCACTATTGCCGCTGGGTACTCTTCTGTCGTGTATTGCAATGGCGCTGGATCTGGTGCCGCAGTTGCTGAGGTATTCACGAAGTTCAAGACTACCGAGTTCAGCGCCGGAACATATACTTCTGCCGCTGCTCTTGCCGTAAAGCCTGGGACGAACTCCACTTCCGCCATTGCCTTCCAGACTTCTGGTGGCACTCAGATTGCCGCTATCGACAGCACGAACAGCAGGTTTGGTGTGGGAAGCATTGCTCCGACAGCGCCATTCTCTGTCTCTGGCGCTAACTCCATATCCGCCCCTTCCTTTACTGGAATTCACTTGATTGGCGATGGAATCACTACTAGCTCCAGGATCTCCATTGACGGAGTTGGTAATGCTGGTTGGTTTCTTGGGAGGCTCTGCCTTGGCACTGCATCGTCTCCGTCTGCGGTACTCTCTTCGGCTTTCCTTTCTGCCTTTACTGGTCGAGGGTATCTAACCAGCGCATACTCTACGAGCGACTTGGGTCAGGTTGCAATTCAGGCCGAGGAGAACTACACGAACTCCACTGCGGCTACCGGGATCGTTTTTAGCACCACCGCTCCTGGGTCTGTAGCTTTTCAGCAGGTAGCCAGGATTGACGGCGGGGGTCGCTTCATTATCGGGCAGCAGGTCGCTGGCGGTCTAGGCAACCAAACCTCTGGCCCCAGTGTTGGGATTGAGCTTCAAAGCACTACCAGGGCTATTCTTCTCTCCCGCATGACGACGACTCAGCGGAATGCCATGACTGCCATCAAGGGAATGATTATCTACAACACCGACACGGACACGTTTCAGGGTTGCTATCAAATATCTCCATCTGTTTTGTGGAAGGATCTCTAATGCCAACGAGCTTCTCTTGGAACATCAAGGTCATGACGGTAAAGCCAGTCGAGGGTAGCTTGACTGATGTCGTTATCGTAGTCTACTGGGATCGGCTTGGATCTCGCGTCAGCAACAGCGTTACGTACAATGCGTCTCGCTCTGGCATGTCCAACCTCGGCACTCCGGATCCGTACAACTTCACCCCCTACGATCAACTGACAGAGAATCAGGTGATTGGCTGGGTGGAGACTTCTCTCGGCACTGAGCAGCTTGCCCTTATCGATGCCAGTATCGACAAAGACATCGACAACCAAATCAACCCACCTGTGGAGGTCCTGCCGCCCCCGTGGCAGCAGTAATTCTATGCACGCTGACTTCATTTCCAAGCTCCTGCACGGAGTCACCGCAGCGCACATGCTGCACCTGATGACGAAAGGCCCCGGCGCTTATGCTCGGCACAAGGCTCTCGGGTCTCTCTACGATGGGCTGTCTGATGCCGCCGACTCTCTTGCTGAAGAATGCTTCGGTGTTCACGGTGTGCCTACGTCATTCCCTAGCGAAAAGTTTGTCTGCCCCAAGGATCCTGTAAAGTTCGTCTCTGAACTCTACGAGTACGTCACCAGGAACCGCAGCCAGATGGGCGACGAGAGCCACATTCAGAACTCTATCGACAGCATCCTTACGTTGCTGGCAAGCACCAAGTACAAGCTCGAAAACCTCGCATAAGGAGCGCCATGTCTTTCTTCGGGAAACTCAAGTCCATCTTCTCTCCGTCGAAGCTGGCTGTCGTTAAGGGTGTTGTCGGCACCGTGTACCCTGTTGTAGAACTGATTGCCACCATGACCCCTACGAAGGCTGACGACGAGATCATCGCCTGCGCCAATCTGATCGGGGTTAAGGACTTCATTCTCTCTGAACCGGGTGAATCCGGTAAGATGCTGAAAGAGCTGGCAATCAAGGCTGCTCAGAAGAAGATGAAGAACGTGCCAGTCGAGGTCATTGCCAGGGCGGTTGAAGCAGCCTACCAGCAGATGAAGGCCAAAGACTCGCTTTAAGGAGTTTGTGTGCCGCTGATTAAGATTCAGCCAAGACAGGGGATCGTTAGAGATCTTACGAACTACGCTAACGAGGGTGGTTGGTACGACTCGGACAAGGTCAGGTTCCGCCTGGGGTTTCCTGAGCAGATCGGTGGCTGGGTCAAGTACGTCACCTCCACATTTCTCGGCACTTGCAGGAGCCTGCACCAGTGGTTCACTCTCGACCTGGAGACCTACCTTGGAGTCGGGACGAACCTGAAGTTGTATGTAGAGACCGGGAACACCCTCTACGACATCACCCCTATTCGCAGAACGGTCACGCTTGGGTCCAACCCATTCAACACCGTAGACGCTGGCAGTAAGTATCTACTCGTCAGCGACACAAGTAACGGCGTAGTACTCAACGACTTCGTCACATTCTCTGGCGCTACTACATTCGACACTGTGTTCACTGCGGCGCTTCTTAATGCTGAGTTTCAGGTTGTGGAAGTTGTCAGCGCCAACCAATACAAGATCCTTGTGAGTGGCGCTAGTTCTGGCGCTTCCGCTGGTGGAGTGACTGGTGGCGGGGCTTCTGTATCCGCTGCCTACCAGATCAACACTGGCCTGGACTCTCAGGTGTTTGGCGGTGGCTGGGGCGCTGGTCCCTGGAGCCGGGGTGGATGGGGGTCTGGGTATTCGATTGGCGTTCCCTCTCAGCAGATCAGACTCTGGTCCCAGGACAACTATGGCGAGGACCTGATTACCAATGTTCGGGGTGGCGGCATCTACTACTGGACAACCTCTGGCGGGAACCCAACTGCCGTTCGCGCCGTGGAACTGTCCTCCATCTCTGGTGCCAACGAATGCCCTACTGTTGCCAACAAGATCCTCGTCAGCGACATCGACAGGCATGTCATTGCTATCGGCCCTAACCCTGTATTCGGCACAACACAGGATCCTCTCCTGATCCGGTGGTCTTCCCAAGAGGACTACCTCGACTGGGAACCTCGCACAGACAACACTGCTGGAGACTTCAGAATCTCCAGCGGGTCTGAGATCATTGGGTGCCACGAAACGCAGCAGCAGATCGTGGTGTGGACTGACGTAAGCACGCATGTCATGGCGTACAGCGGCCCTCCCTATACGTTCTCTGTTAATCAGGTGAGTGACTCTGCCTCTATCATCTCCCCCAACGCTGCCGTAGACGCACGAAGCATTGTCTTCTGGATGGACGTAAACAATTTCTACCAATACGCTGGATCCATTCAGGTCCTGCCGTGTCCAGTTCGCGACTACATCTTCAAGAACATCAACCTTGAGCAGCGGTATAAGGTGTTCGCCGGGGTCAACTCTCTCTACAACGAGGTGATCTGGTTCTACCCGTCCGCCAACTCAGAGGACACCGACAGCTACGTTATCTACAACTACGACGAGCAGGTGTGGTCTGTCGGCACTATGAACCGCACTGCTTGGCTGGACTCTGGGTATAACACATACCCCCTTGCCACGAATCGAATCGCTGCTTCTGGCGCCGAGACGAACACGACAGGGTACATCTATCAGCACGAGACTGGATATGACGATGACGGTAGCCCCATGGTTTCGTATGTTGAATCCAGTGATCTCGACATCGATGACGGCGAACAGTTCTCATTCGTCAGCAGGGTGATCCCTGACGTTATGTTCCGTGGCACTTCTGGCACTCCAGCCATCAGCATGTCCTTCAAGTACAGGAACTACCCAATGGAGTCGTTCACCAACGGTCCTACGGTCACAGTTCAGAACGGAGACACACAGAAGGGGATCCGCATTCGCGGCAGGCAGATGGCCTTCAGGGTCTCTTCTAACGGGTCTCAGGTTGGCTGGAGGCTTGGTGCCAATAGATTCCAGATACAGCCGGATGGCCTGAAGTGAACAAGAAGACACCCAAGCAACTCATCCCTACAGCGCCATCTGAATACAAGAAAGACTACCTGGATCTTGTTGTTAGGGCGCTTAACCTGTTCATGTCTGACGATGCGAATCCAGGTGATCTGGTGTGTGCCTCGATGTCTGTGATCAACCCAAGTGAATCAGGCTATGGGCTGAGAAATGGCGATGTGTATGTTGACGCGAACGGCTTTCTGAAAATGGTTAGAGCAGGAGAAGCATACGCGCCAACCAATCAGTTCCGTGTCAAACTGGGAACGGTTACGGTATCAATCACATGAAGAATAAAGGTATCGGCGCTCTTGCAGAGCAGGTTGCCTCGAAAGGCAGGAAGGGCGACTCCACCCTGCTGCATGTTCAGCCTGAGGAGTTGGCCGGTATCGCCGCTCTCTTGGGAGAGGATCTGACGATCAACCCGGAGACGGGACTGCCTGAGGCCTTCTCGTGGAAGAAGTTGCTGGGTGCAATTGGTATCGGCGCTGCTGCTGCTCTTACGGGTGGCGCTGCTGCCGGTATGCTCCCGGCTTGGCTTGGCGGTGGGTCTGCTTTGGGTGGAATTTTTCAGACCCTCGGCACCGTTGGTAAGGGCATCATCCCGAAGATTCTGGCTACTACCGCTGCATCTCAAGCTGTCGGTGCCGCTACGCCAGACTCCAAGAAGCAAAACCAGCAGCAACTCAGCGATGCTCAGAAGTGGAAGGAAATGACCTCTGCTCCTGAACTCAAGCGCCAGCGTTTCATGACTGATTTCTATGCGCCAGTCGCACGGCAGGATCAACAGGCGCAGCCTCGCTCTACCGAGATTTCCGCTGCCCTGCCTATGGGAGTCGTGGACTTGGGGAGCATGACCCAGCGCCGATTCCCTGTCGGCATCGAACAGGTATACGATGTTCAGCGGGTTGCCGAAGGCGGCAAGCTAGAGCCAGAAGAGCAGAAAGCGCAGCAGATTATCCGTGACGCGATGGATGCGATTCGCGGCGAGGGTGACGATCCTGAATCTGCTCTTAACACCTACCTCGCTTACTACGGGAAGGAGGCGCTTCAGGATCTGTACAAGCGCATGTCCGGCGAAGAGGAGCAGGAAGGCGAAGAGCAGGATGACGAGGAATACAACCCACCTGAGGGCATGGTAAAAGGCCCAGGCAATGGCATGGATGACATGGCTACGGCCCGTATGGCGCATGGTGGTCAGAAAGTCCTCCTGTCGAATGACGAGTTTATCATACCTGCTGATGTTGTGTCAGGGCTTGGGGATGGTAGCAGTGAAGCTGGTGCCAGGAAGTTGTACGCGATGATGGATCGTGTTCGTAAAGACAGAACAGGCACGACCAAGCAGCCTGGAAAGATCAAGGATGGCAGGGTTCTCCCTGCGTAGGAGTAGAGATGGCAGATCCGCTTCAGACTCAAGTTCAGGTTCAGGATATCCCCGAGTATCTCCGGGACTATCGCTCGGCGCTTCTCAATGCCGCTTTCCAGAGTGTCTTCAGCAAGCCGTTTCTGGAGAACAACTTCCGTGGTGCCACTTGGTATACGGGTGGGGCGCAGGGTCAGCCTCCCCAGGCTCCTCCTCCTGCCTCTGGCGCTGGCGGTGGCGCTCCTGCTGGCGGTGGCGACACTCGCACCGATACTCAAGAGATGGATAGCGGAATCGCCAAGGCCTTGGCTATGGCCTCCGGCCAGATGCCGAAGATCCTGGGCATGGTTTGGGATCCGAAGACCCGCACCTACATTCCTGAGAAGTACAAGCCCGTTGTGGCGATGGCTGGAGGTGGTGACCTTGGCGAGTTGATCGACAAGTATGCCGCTATTCGGGCGCAGGCACCGGAGACCTTGAAGGGTGAAGTTGTTGAAGATTCTGGAGCGCCCCAGGATGATCTGCTCAAGTCTATTCTCTCTGGCGCTGTCAGGAATCCCGTTATCAGGGGTCCGTTTGGTGAGCTTGGCGGTGGTGGAGATGCTTCTACCTGGAGCGTTCCCGGTATCTCTGGCACCAACGTGAGTACCTACCAACCTCAGCCCAACATCTCTAGCGGCGTATCTGACTCTGGATCTAGCACCTCGACCCGTGGGCCTGTTGCTGCGACTGGTGCCGGAAGCAATGTTGGCACTGGATCCCGTGGCGCAACGAGGGCTACCGGATCTACTGGGATTACTCCTGGTGCATCCACTCCGTCTCGGCCTCAAGGTGTGATCGGCGCTCCCCCTGTCGGGACCTCCTCTTCTGCTGCTGTTCTGCCTCAGTTTGCTTCTGGCGCTGCCGGGACTACCGCTGAATCCCAGGGCGCTGGTGGGTACAACCCGGCTCAGTACGCTACTGATCAGCAGGCTGCTGGTCTCGCCTCGCTGCTTGGTGCTGGAGTTTCCAGGACGAATCCAGTCGGTCCAGTTGCACCTCCCCCGCAAAACATTCTGGACTTTGGAGATGGCGCTCAGTTGAATGCTGGCCTTGTGCAGCAGGCTCTGGGGAATATCACTGTTGATGGCGTATCTCGCGCCAGGACTCCTAGCGAGATGACGCAGTCTCTTGCTGGGCTTCGTGCTGAGATTGCTGCTGGGGGTGGGGATACTTCTCAGATCGACAGGCTTATCCAGCAGAACACCCAGGCCTATACCTCCGGCGCTGCGACATCTCCGATCGGGAGACCTGCTGCTTCATCGGGTCAGTCGTCGGTTGCGGCACCCGTTGATCGAAGGGGCGGCGCTGGCGACTCTGGATTTGACAGAACCAAAAATCCTCCAGCTGATTTCAGCGGAGATATTGGCGAACCTATCGCTGGACGCGGGGCTGATGTATCTGGTGTTCGCGGTCTATCTCCTGCTTACATGGCGCAGGCGGACAAGAGAGGTGGGGCCAGTGAGGATGAGAAGTACGCACTTCAATCTCTTTCTTATCCAATCGCCACTACCGCCCGCAATGCTCAGGAAGAAGATGAGTGGGTTCGCAAGAACACCGAGGGATACGCTGGCGGCGGCACTCTCGCTCGGTTCGACATCGGTGATGACGGCAAGGTAAGGAACTACCGCAAGGGTGGCGCTATCAGGAAGAATGATGGCGGTGGGTTCGGCATGGCCCAAGCGACTCCCCCTCCCCAGAATCTAGGTGGATTTGGCGTGGCCCAGACCCCGACGAGCGGAGGCTTTGGCGGTCCCGGTGGGGCTGCTGGGTTCTGGAACATGGTGAATCCGAACGCTCAGGTTGGCACTTCGATATTCAATGCGCCTCCT